AATGGATGAACCTGTATCGTCAGATTGATGTTGCTTTGGATCGCTCCAAGCGTATGGCTGAGGTACAACTAAGTAACCGTGATGAAGTGATGCGTCGTCAATACGAACAAGGTCTAGACAAAGCCTATCAGCAGCGTGGTGTTTCCTTGCTGCAGTGGCAAAACAAGTAATCCACCCATTCCCACAACGTACTAGCGTAAATGGCTGTAACTCAAAATACATACACCGGGAATGGTTCAACTACGAACTATTCAATTACATTTGAATACCTTGAAGAGACCGATATTAAGGTAACACTTAATGGTACTTTAACAACTGCATACACTTTTGCCAACGCTACAACTGTTTCTTTTACGACTGCACCGGCAGCTGGAGTAGCAATTCGCATCTACCGAGATACTGACGTAGATGCACTTCAGTCTACTTTCTTTGCCGGTTCGGCTATTCGTGCTCAGGATCTTAATGATAACTTCCTGCAGAGTAATTATTCTGTTCAGGAAATCAAAGACCGTTTCCTTGACCGTACTGGTGGAACCCTGACTGGAGCACTTGATGCTGGTGGTTTTAAAATCACTAACGTTGGAACCCCAACCAACAATGCTGACGCATCCACAAAAGCTTATGTAGACAGCACGATTGGTACTGCTGGTGGCTATGCAGCTGCTGCTGCAGCCTCTGCTAGTGCTGCGTCTACCAGCGCATCTAATGCTGCTTCTAGTGCCTCTGCAGCTTCCACAAGTGCTTCTAACGCATCAACCAGCGCAAGCAATGCTAGTTCTTCTGCTAGTGCTGCTTCTACGTCTGCATCCAATGCGGCAAGCAGTGCTTCTACAGCTTCGACTCAGGCATCCAACGCTGCTACCTCTGCCTCTAACGCAGCCACTAGCGCTACTAACGCCTCTAACAGTGCAACCAGTGCTGCTAGTTCTGCTGCTTCTGCCTTGGCTGCCTTTGACAGCTTTGATGACCGCTACCTTGGTGCTAAAGCTACCGACCCTACTGTTGATAATGACGGCGATCCGCTGAATGCGGGTGACCTTTATTACAACACCACGCTGTCGGTGATGAAGGTTTATACCGGCTCTGCTTGGGTTATTGCTTATGTCCCTGGTGATGCAGCCAGCATTAGTTTCACTCCATATGGTACCGTTGCGTCTAACAACGTTCAAGGTGCTATTCAAGAGCTGACCGATGAAAAGCTCAACCTGACTGGTGGAACCCTTACCGGCAACGTCACTCTGGATAACCAGTCGGATCTTCGCTTCGGTGAAGCTACGGGTCATGGCGGTAATTGGGTTGCCTTCCAGGCTCCAACCACCATCGCTTCTAATGTCACTTGGACGCTTCCTAATGCTGATGCCACTATTTCCGGTCACGCCCTTAAGAGTGACGGTGCTGGCAACCTGAGCTGGGGTACTGCTGGTGGTGCGTCTGGTGCTGGCGGTGATGATGTGTTCTATGAGAACGGTCAAACTGTCACTACTAACTATACGTTGACGGCTGGTAAAAATGCCATGAGTGCTGGTCCTATCACTATCAATAGTGGGGTCACTGTCACTGTTGGTTCTGGTCAATCTTGGGTCATTGTTTGATTATGCCTATTACTATTAACGGATCCGGCACCGTAACCGGAATTACAGCAGGCGGGTTGCCCGATGGCGTGATTACCACGGATGACATTGCGGCGGGTGCTGTTACCGACGCCAAGGTAAACGCCAGTGCCGCGATTGCCGACTCCAAGCTGTCGGGCACGACCTGCAAAGCGTTCGTAAACTTTAACGGCACCAGCACCGTGGCGATCCGCGCCAGCTACAACGTAAGCAGCATTACAGATAACGGAACGGGCGACTATACGGTGAATTTCACATCGGCGTTGGCGGATGCGAATTACAGTTGCGTTATTACCCCCGAGTTTATCAGCAGTGCCGGATCGGCCGGCGCAAACTTTGCAGCGGTAATTTCCCCTGATACAGCTCCTGCTACCAACCTTGTCAGGCTTAGAACAGGCACCCCTTCAACATCTGGATTGGTTGATACTCCGCGCATTTGTGTTTCCATCTTCCGCTAACACCATGAAACGAATCATCTACCAAAACGAGACCGGCGGAGTCTCCATCGTCATCCCCACCGAATCCGTCGAACTGGCTCTCAAGGATGTCCCCGAAGGCGTGCCCTACGAGATCGTCGATGTTGACGCCATCCCCAGCGACCGCTACTTCCGCAATGCGTGGGTGATGGGCGACTGCTGCGTGGAGCACGACCTCGATAAGTGCAAAGAGATTGGCCACGACCATCGCCGCCAACAACGCGCTGAGGAGTTCAAGCCCTACGACGACGTGATCGCCAAGCAGATCCCTGGTGCTGATGCAGTTGCAGCGGAAGAAACCCGCCAGCAGATCCGCGATAAGTACGCCCTAATCCAAGACGTGATTGAAGGCGCGTCTACCCCTGACGAAATCAAGACCGCCCTGGAGGTGACCCCATGACACTCAGACTGAACGGCAGCACATCTGGCTACACCGAGATCGACGCTCCGGCGGTGGCTGGGTCGAACACCATCGTCCTGCCCAGTGGCAACGGCAGCGCCAACCAACTCCTTAAGAACGGATCCACCGCTGGCACGCTCGGCTGGTCGAGCATGGTGGAGACTGCGACTGGCGTGGGGATTGGCACAAGCTCGCCCAGTAGTTTGCTCCATCTGGAGGCATCCGATGGTGTTGCTCAAATCCGCCTGCAAAGATCTGGCACAAACATCTATGGAATTATCAGGCAGACATCTGCTCCATACGGCTTAACCTACGACGCCGTTGATGTTAATACCAGTTCACCGGCACATGCATTTAGGACGTCTGTTGATGGCTCCACTTTTACGGAGCGGACGAGGATTCGGGGTGATGGGTACTTGCTGCATGGCTGCACTTCTACGCCTAGCAGCTCAGTTGTAGGGTTTTCTTTAAGTCCCAGCGTCACTTCGGTTGATTCGCATAAATCCAGTTCTGGGTCGACAACAACTTCCGTTCAGCATTTTGCGTTTATTAATGGCAACGGCACTGTCGGTGAAATCAGAACCAATGGCAGCGGCACGTCTTTTGGTACATCTTCCGATTACCGATTGAAGGAAAATGTTGTTGCCATTTCGGATGCTTTTGATCGCGTTAAACAACTAAAGCCAAGTCGTTTTAACTTCAAGGCAGATCCCAGTGTCGTTGTTGATGGCTTCCTTGCTCATGAGGTGCAATCACTGGTTCCTGAGGCAATTGCTGGCGAAAAGGATGCCGTAGACCACGATGGCAGCCCGATTTACCAAAGCATCGATCAGTCCAAGCTGGTGCCTCTACTCGCTGCTGCACTGAAGGAGGCAATCACCAAGATCGAAGCCCTCGAAACCCGCATCGCCGCCCTGGAGGTGACCCCATGAGCACAGTTAACACAACCAACCTCAAGAACCCCAGCTCCGGCAGCAACAACATTGAGATGGCAGCCAACGGTTCTACCACCTTTCAAGGAACCATTGTTGGTACTGAACGTACTATTACTGCTGTTGCTTTTGACCTGAGCACTGGTAATAACTGGACGTGTGGAAATATCGCAATTCCCAACCCAACTAATGCTGTTGCTGGAACCAGTGGTCTTATTCGTATTACTGCTGGCCCTACCAGCTGGGCGTCTAACTTCAAACATTCTGGTGGGTCTGCCCCTACCATTGGTAGTTATCCAGCGATTGTTCCGTTTTACGTCGTTTCTAGTAGCCAGATTCTTGTTGGGAAACCAGTGGAAGGCATGGCATGAATCCAGCACAATTTTGGTTTCAAAGTGGTGGCTACCAGATTTCGCGCAGCCTGCGGTTCAATCGGGCAGACACGGCGTATCTCAACTGGACACCAGCACCTGGCGGTGGCGTTACAAAGTGCGCGGTCTCGATGTGGGTCAAAAGAAGCGGCCTTGGCACAATCCAAGCGTTTTTTCAAGGACGGCAAGATGCAAGCAATCAGCAATACATAGGATTTACGTCGGGCAACAACATTGAAATTGGCTTAGTTGCCGCTGGTTCTACAACAGTAAACAAGATTACTTCAGCCGTTTATAGAGACACATCCGCTTGGTATCACATCTTTTTCTATCAAGACAACACTTTGGCCACCGCTGAAGACAGGTATCAGCTTTATGTCAACGGTGTGCGGGTAACCGCTTGGGGAACAAATACAAATACCGCACCGCAAAGCACTTCGACTTTCTACGGCTCCAATAACATCCACTACATCGGAGCCTATGGCGCTGGAAATACCTTTGATGGTTACATAACTGAATCTCACTTTATCTATCAACCAGCTACCGTCCCAACGGTTTCGGACTTTGGCGAGACCGATACCATCACCAACGTCTGGAAGCCGAAGAAGTATGCCGGCACCTACGGCACCAACGGCTTCTACCTCAACTTCTCGGACAACAGCGGCATCACCAGCACCACGCTGGGCAAGGACAGCAGCGGCAACGGCAACAACTGGACGCCCAACAACTTTAGCGTGACCGCTGGCGCAGGCAACGACAGCCTGATCGACACCCCAACGCCCTACGCCGATGGCGGCAATAACAGGGGGAACTACTGCACTTGGCTGCCGCAGCAAGGCTCTCAGACATGGACGTTTAGCAACGGCAATTTGGACGCGGTTAATGGAAACGCCGGCTCTAATGCCTACTCCTGCGTTGGGACAATCGCAGTTTCATCAGGCAAGTGGTACTGGGAAATCACGGTCAACGATGCCGGTGGTACGA